GGAATGCCTCCGCCAGCTGCGACTGGATAAGTACCGCTGGCAGGCCTGGTATAACGCGGTGAAATAAAAAAAGCCCTCAGAAACAGGAAACCCAAATGTTTCCGAGGGAGTGCAAATGCACAATCGTTACGCTACTAAGTTTGCTGATCTATAAGCATTTTGCACTGAGATTTAGCCGGAAAACATTCTTTCAAGAAAAGCAAAATGTGCCAGTGCTCAAAAAATGACGCCAGCGCTGTACTCACTGTCGCTCTAATGGCCTATCCTGACCGTAGCATATTGAAGCGGAGGGGATATGAAACAGCCTTTGGATTTGAACAAAGTGGCAGTGTGGCAGCTTACGTTCCGGTTCTCTACGGCTGCAGTCCCGGACGGTCAGGGCATCCACTTTGTACGTGCACTGGAGAACGAGCCGACGCGCCAGCTGTATGATCGTATCTTTGATGAGGTTGATGCAGAGCTGCGTGCCGAGTACGGTGATTACCAGTTTGAGGGCTGCGACATCAGACCTGCGATGATGAAAGAAGAGTAATTTTCAAAGCTTGCTTACCAATGACTGGTTACTTAAATCGGAAGCCTGGAACTTGTCATGCTTTTCAAAATGCAGTGACTACCGCGGCCATCACTCATGATGTTTTTTACTCATAGATTTATTTTTTTGAGTGCGGTTAGTAAGCTTCGGGCAGTCCAAAAAATGGTAGGTATTGATTTCCTCTTTGTATCCTACGGATTAATAAAAGTTTAAAGTTGTTGAAAAGCCTATCTCCAGTTGGAAGAATTTAAACACCCCAACGTTAGGAGAATCTTATGAATAGTCGTATTTTTTCTTTTAGAAGCAACGCAGAAAGGTCATATATCCGTCTGTCAGAAGTGATAGGTTTCGTAGAGCCTTCCATCTTGGGCGGAAAAAACAAAACTCAAAAAGCTAAGAAAATGGCGCGTGTTCAATATGGCAATGGGCCTTGGATCGAAGATGACATCGATTTCACCAAAAAAATCTTCCGAAGCAGATCAAAGCATGTCGTGACTAAATTTTTGGATGACGAAAATGTTGAAATAGGTGACATGCTTAAAATCGAAAAAGTTTCAGCTTTTACCTACAGGATCACTGCCGTAAAAAAATCTTCTAAATAACCGCCCTCGGGCGGTTTTTCTTGCTCATACAGGGAGTAGCTTAAGCTCTCTTACCTGTATCACCAAAGTTAGTAGGATTTTTCTTAGGTCGTTGAATTGATGCTTAACATTTTGTAATGATGGTTATGCCTTTCATAACAAACATATAGCCATGAAAACTTTAAAAGTGATTAGCAGCTTTCTGCTGCTGCTTTCTGCACACAGCATCGCAGCCTGGCAAGAGCGCGAGCTCAACACCTGGTATGAGAAAGACAAAATTTTATATGACATCACGCAAACTGTAGATGACAACCCTGTAATGATAAGTATCGCTCAGGCTGATTATAAAACAGCCAATCTTGCTGTTTCGTATATGTCTAATGGGAGATGTTCAGGCGAAATCCCATCGCTAAGAATAAACAACACCATAGTACCTGCTGGTTATAAATGTGTGCCGGTGGGGAAGGATAAAATTGAGCATTACATTGTCGATGACGCTGATAAGGTCAATGCCCTTGTAGGGCATCTGAAATCAGACTTTACGGTAGTTCTTCAGGGGAACATCAAAGTCTGGGCGGCTAATATCAAGTCGCCCAAGTATGGAATGGCTCCGAAGTTCTGACAGAGTGAGTGAATGTAAACCGCCTACGAGGCGGCTTTATTACAGTAATTTTTCTTTACGCTCTGCTTTTTTAAAAATCTTCTCTATCTGCCAGGTTATAAAACAACCAATAGTCATTCCGATAAACCAGGGTATAGATGAACCACCAAAATACTTCTCACCGATGGTTTCTGCGAGTGAAAGTGTTGTGTAGATAGAAGCAAAAAAGCACCACGCATAAATGATTTTTGACTGGCTAAACACGATAAGCGTCCTTGTCCTTTTGATGTTTTTCAAACTATCGCCTTGCCGTTATGGAAAGGCAATAGCCTCCTACAAGATTTAAGACTTCCTACAGGGTAGTGAGCAGCCTCAGGCGCTTTCCAACAGATCGCCTGATGATGTTCTCTCTCCAATACAATACCATTAGCCACGCTGTGAAGCGTTGCGACACTGGCCCATCAATCCACAGGTAAAACAATGAGCGAAGCAAAACCGCAGGACGGCAGCACCGTTAAGGGCTACCGCACACTAACCCCTGGCGATATTGAGCGAATGAACCGCCTCAAAGGTGTCAGCCGACACTTTTGCAGCCTGCTGGATACAGAACGCGGGGAACTACTGGCGGTCCGTAATGGCCCAGCGATGCTTAGCACTGAACAGGCGCGAGAGATTGATGATGCCTTACGCAGTCTGTCGATCGCTCGCACCAAGATGCAGGAGGCTTGCATGTGGGCCTGTCGCGCTGTTGCCCGACCTGACGCCGACTGCTAAGGCATTATTACAGGCATTCACTGAATGCCTGTAATAATGTGAAGCCAGCATAGTATGGGATTAATTATTTTTTATAGTGACTTTGTAGGTAAACTGGCTGAAATCATTATCCCATCGGCCCTGATGATTGGATGCAACCTGTTGCATTAAACTTTGCATTAAACTATTGAATAGAATGATTAATTTCAGTCTGTTTTTTGAGCTGTCACTCTTTAGTGTGACCTTTTCAGTTAGTTTTCCATCCTCATCAAAAATACCCACTTCTGATTCATCCAGACTGGGGATTTGTGGATGTTGGTTGAAATGTAAAAGCAGCGTGTCCCTGAGACTTTGAATTCGTGAGTCTGAAACATTTTGAATGGTTGGTTTATGAGCGAAGTCATTTCTCAAAGAGTTGAAAATCTTTAAAGCCTTAACAAGCGCTGGAGGAATTCCTAGGTTTCCGGCCATAGCGATTTTAGCGCTGCACTCGATGAGCACTTTATTTTGTTCACTCCCAAATAATTCGGAACAGTTGGAACATGCGCATATCCATGCCTCTACCATCCTCTCGCAAAGTAGATGAAGGCGTAAAGTTGTGCCCATGTCGTCATCTCTTAAGGTTGCCTTCATCAATAAAGTAGGGACGTTAATTGCATTGCAATAGTCCATAAAAATTTTTGCATTCATGAAACCTCCTGGGGTGTATATGGAATATAAAGTAAAAGAAATGATTATTTTCTTGAGTGACGACTGTGTGTCTCTTCGGTATTCAGATGGCCAGTGTGCAGGCTATGGTCTGGATGGAGAAATGCAGACATTTTTAGGGAAAGATGTAGGTGTTTTCCCAAGAAAAATCATATTGCATGACCAACGCTATCAACAGCTTATCCTGAAAAAGGCTTATGATAAATCCTGATAAACAAACAGTCATAAGTTAGTCCTGGCTTATGCATCGCACGCACGCCAAAGAGAGTCTTTCAGCCGTGAGCCTGGGGATCCGCTTCTCTCGGGCGGCTGTCCCGTGAGACAGGCTCACATCTAAAAGAAAGCAACCATGAGTAATACGTATCAAGTCGCTGAAGTTTCCGTGACGCTGTCGGCGATCGGAACTGTAAGCCGTGATGGTTATGGCAACGTGGTTAAGCGCGGTGCCAAATGCCGCGTTCATCTTTATGCGGTTCACCCTGACTGGCGCGAACAGGGATCAGTCTTTGATGGCTTTTTGGTAGGAAGCGTTCTGACTTGTGGTTATACAGACATGCCAACGCATCACACCCGGCGCATCTTGATGCCGGACGGCTATAAACTGGTGGCGCTGAGCGTAGACGAGGACAGAATGCCAAAGTCATGGGATAGCCTGCCTGTGTGTTTCGTGGGTGGGTTCATTGAAAATGGCCGCCGTTAAGAAGCTGGTATGGGTGTTGCTGTCGAGGATGGCGACAAGAAGGTGAGGTTCCTAGCTGATAAGTTTGAGGTAAATAAAAGCAGCACCCTGCAATCAAACAACGCGATCGCCACAGCAGCAGAGTTCAAGATCCGCCTCTCTGACGATATGCGCGAAGCTGTCATTGACGCTATACGCGAGAGCGAAGTGTTCAAGGCGCTGCAGGCGTCATATGATGCTCAGGCTTCGGCAATTGTCACCACGCAGCAGGCTATTGAACAGGCCGCAAGCGACGCTATTCGCAATGCGCTGAAGCCAGGCGGCCTGCTGTATCGTACACTTCGCTGACCCCGCAGCATCTATGCGATTAGATGTACTTGAGCAGGGGGTTAACCCAAGTTGCTATTAAGAGTTTGGTAAACGTTAACAAAGTTTACTTCTGCTCGTTGCCTTCTTTTTTGAAATGCGTTACCGCCTGGTCATACATTGATAGCAAATGAGAAATATTACCGCCTGAATAAACAGGCACTCTTTGCGCTCTAATCAATTCAATTAAAAGTGCGTAAGCTGACTCTTCCGGAGATGATTCAGGATTTACAAGCCCAGACATAAAACCTCCTTTGTATTGTTGGATATCCAGCCTAACCGGAGTTCGTTTTTTTGAACATCCTGATAAACGATCAGTAGCCACCTTCGGGTGGCATATTATTGTCATCCCAATGCCTTCCGCTGGTGGGCATCGTAATGGCTCTAACCCAGGATAAAGAACATGGCAAAACCGGACTGGGGCAAGATTCAGCAGCGGTTCCTGTCCGATCATGCCAGCACCGGCATTTCTCCCAAAGATTGGTGTGAAGCGCAGGGACTGAACTACGCAACCGCCCGTCGTCATATCAAAAAGCCCGCTGCGCAAAGTGCGCAAAAATCTGCGCAGAAAAAAGTGCGCAATGCGCAGAAGGAAAAAGACGTTGATGCGCTGGTGGAAAGTGACGGACTGACAACCCAGCAGCGAATCTTTGTCGCGGAATACCTGAAAGATCGCAACGCCACCCAGGCCGCCATACGTGCCGGGTACAGTGCGAAGACTGCTGAGCAAATTGGTTACCAACTCCTTCAGAAAACTTCAGTTGCCGCTGCTATTGCGCAGCAGCAAAAGGCCTCCCTGATGCGCACGCTCGCCAGTGCTGATGAGGTGCTGGCGCAGATGTGGCAGCTCGCTACGTTTGACGCTAACGAGCTTTCGCAATATCGCCGTGGTGCCTGTCGCTATTGTCATGGTTTCGGTCACCACTACCAGTGGCGCGACATGGTGGAGTTTGAAGAGCATCGGCTAACAGCGATCGAGAAGAAGGGTAAAGAGCCGGTAGACGTCGGCGGCTATGGCTATGACCATAACCGGGAACCTAACCCGGGATGCCCGCGCTGTAACGGTGACGGCATTGGCCAGCCGTATTTCGCTGATACCCGTAAATTACCGCCTGTCTCCCGACTGGCTTACTCTGGCATCAAACTCGGCAAGAACGGGGTTGAGATCACCGCCATCAGCCGTGAGCGGATGTATGAAGCGGTGATGAAGCGGCTTGGCCTGGCCGACAGTGAGTTTGCACAGCAGCTGCAGCAGATCGAAATCGAGCGTCGCCAGCTCGAGGTGGAAAAACTCCGCAAAGAGCTGGCTGCCGATCCGGAAGATGAAGTACCGATGCCCGTGGCAATCAACATTAACGTCGCGGATGCTCGCGTAAGGAAAGACGATGACGGGGATATCGCCGACCCTTAACGTACCGCAGGCGCAGTTTCTGGCGATGCCGCATAAGTTCAAGGCCTACGTGGCAGGCTTCGGCTCCGGTAAGACGTGGGTGGGCTGTGGCGGCATCTGCAAGGGGATGTGGGAACATCCCAGAATCAACCAGGGCTACTTCGCGCCGACCTATCCGCAGATCCGAGACATCTTCTACCCGACGGTGGAAGAGGTGGCATTCGACTGGGGCATGAAGGTCAAAATCAACGAGGGCAACAAGGAAGTCCATTTCTACGCCGGGCGGCAGTACCGGGGAACCACTATCTGCCGCTCTATGGAGAAGCCGGGCACTATCGTCGGTTTCAAAATCGGTAATGCGCTGGTGGATGAGCTGGACGTCATGCCAGCAAAGAAAGCGCAGCAGGCCTGGCGGAAAATCATCGCCCGTATGCGTTATAAAGTCGATGGCTTGCGTAACGGCATAGACGTCACCACCACGCCAGAGGGTTTTAAGTTCGTTTACCAGCAGTTTGTGAAGGCGGTACGCGATAAGCCATCACTGGCGACACTGTACGGGCTGGTGCAGGCCTCCACGTTTGATAACGAAGCGAACCTGCCTGATGACTATATTCCGTCGCTGCTGGCGAGCTACCCGCCGGAGCTGATCAAGGCGTATCTGCGCGGACAGTTCACCAACCTGATAAGCGGAACCATTTATCACCAGTTTGATCGCCGGCTGAATGACTGTGAAGAGGTGGAGCAGCCCGGTGAGCCCCTTTACATCGGTATGGACTTCAACGTCGGTAAGATGGCCGGGATCGTTCACGTTCTCCGCCTGGGTCTGCCATGCGCGGTGACAGAGATCATCAATGCCTACGACACGCCGGACATCATCCGCATCATCAAAGAGCGGTTCTGGCTGTACGACGGCAACGATTACCGCAAGGTACGCGAAATCTATATCTATCCGGACGCCTCCGGCGATTCCCGCAAATCCAGTAATGCCAGCGCCACGGATATTGCCCAGCTTAAGCAGGCTGGCTTCAACGTGGTGGTAAACGCCAGCAACCCGCCGGTTAAAGATCGTATCAACTCCATGAACGCCATGTTCTGCAACGGTAATGGCGAGCGCCGCTATAAGGTAAACGTGAAGCGTTGCCCGGTGTATACCGAGTCGCTTGAACAGCAGGTGTGGGACGAAAAGACGGGCGAGCCGGATAAGAAATCAGATAACGATCACCCCAACGATGCGGGCGGCTATTTCATCGTGAAGCAGTTCCCGATCCTCAAGCCAACCGGCAAAGTAACCAAACTTCGGATGTGACCATGCCAGATATTTCAACACCCAACCTTGATTACAACAACATGGTCGAGGCGTGGGACATCAACGACGCGCTGATGGGCGGCACGCTCTATATGCGCCAGCTCGGCGAGGCCCATATGCCGCGCTGGCCGAACGAAGATAAAGAGGACTACAAAAAGCGCCTCGCCGTCGCGACGCTGCTGCCTGCCTACGAAGAAACCATTAATCAGAACATTGGCCGGGTATTCGCACAGCCAGTGGTGCTGAGCGAAACCACGCCCGAGCAGGTTAAGGCGCTCGCCCCTAATATTGACCTGGAGGGCATGCGGCTTGATGTCTGGGCGCAGGCGTTCTTTGGCGTCGCATTTCAATACGGGCTGGCACATGCGCTGGTGGATTACCCCCGCGTGAATGCGGAGCAGGTCAGGACGAAGGCGGATGAACAGGCCAGCGGCGCACGCCCCTATGTCACGATGCTTAACCCCCGGCAGGTTATCGGCTGGAAGTCGAAAACTGCTGGCGGCAAGGTAGTGCTGACCGACCTGCGCATCAAAGAGGTTGTTGTCGTTGACGGCGATGACTACGGCCAGACCAAAGTCGAGCAGATACGCCACATCCTACCCGGAAAAGTTGAGATCTACCGACGCAAAAAAAGTGAAGGCGGAGAGGAGACCTGGCAGATCCATGAAGAATGGGTCACTTCACGCAAAGATATCCCGCTGGTGACGCTCTATACGAAGCGGACAGGCTTTATGCGCGGCTCGCCGCCGCTGCTGAATCTCGCGCTGCTGAATATCAAGCACTGGCAGAGTCAGAGCGAGCAGGACAACATTCTGCACGTTGCACGCGTACCATTGCTTGTGGTCTACGGCCTGCAGGCCGGGCAGGAGCTGACGATTGGATCATCCTCGGCCACCCAGTTCGAAAACCGAGAACAGCAGGGGATGGAATACATTGAGCATACCGGTTCAGCTATCGGGGCCGGGAAAACCTCACTGGAAGATCTCGAAAACCAGATGCGCCAGGCGGGGGCAAAACTGCTTCGCCCGGAAAACACCTCCACCAAATCCGTTGAGCAGACCAGCGAAGAGCGTATGCAGGAGCACTCGCCGCTCTACACAATGGCAAACTCCCTTGAAGACGCGCTGGATAATATCCTGCAGATCATGGCCGAATGGCTTGGGTTGAATGACGGTGGCAATGTTGACGTCCGCACTGAGCTGGATGTGTCGGAGCAGTCCATCAACGCACCAGCAGCGCTGGCCGTTCAGTCACTGCGCCAAGGCGGAGACATCCGCCGTATTGATGCGGTACGTGCGCTGCAGTCACTCAAAATCATCGATCCGGATGCGAAGCCCGAAGAAATCATCGACGAGCTGAACAACCAGGACCCGACGTTTACAGGTAACAGCAATGGCAACGGTCAATGACAGGCTGCGCGATGAAGCGATAGCTCATACCCTCTGGATCAGCCGCTACAGCACCGGCGTCGCAAACCGCATGGTAAAGCTGCTGAACGACAGCGACGCTGAGCTTACCGCACGGCTGCTGGTGGCGATGGACAGCCTGCCCACCAGCCGGTTCACTGTAGGCCGTCTTGAAAGCCTGCTTGGCAGCGTACGCGAGCTTAACCAGCAGGCCATTGCAGGTATGCAGACCAGTCTGGCCGATGAACTTCTCCAGCTGGCCGGGCAGCAGACGGGCTATCAGCTGAGCCTGTTTGACTCTTTGCTGCCGCAGCAGGTTAAGGAGCGGTACCCGCTGCAGGGCATCTCGCCGGAGATGGTGCACGCAGCAGCCATGGCGCAACCCTTTCAGGGGCGCCTGCTGAGTGAGTGGGGCGACAATCTGGAAGCTGATCGCATGAGCCGTATCACTAACACGGTTCGGCGGGGCTATCTTCTGGGTGATACCACCGAGGCGATCGCCCGGAAGGTGCGCGGGCACGCTAACAAAGGTTTTCAGGATGGCGCCCTGCAGGTCAGCCGGGCCAATGCTTCCAGCATTACCAAAACGGCAGTTAATCACCTGGCGGCAACGGCGCGGGCCAGCTTTGCGGATGCCAACGGCGATATTCTGAAGGGGAAGCAGTGGCTCTCCACGCTGGATAATAAAACCACGCATACCTGCATCATTCGCGATCGCCTGCGCTATACCCTGCATAACAAGCCCATCGGCCACAAGGTTCCGTACCTGCAGGGACCGGGCCGCATTCACTTCTGCTGCCGCTCCACGGAGACGCTGATTACCAAATCGTGGCGTGAGCTCGGGATCGACATCGATGAGATGACGCCGGGCACCCGCGCCAGCATGGATGGTCAGGTGCCGGAAGACACTACCTATCTTGACTGGCTGGCACGACAGCCTCCCCACAGACAGGACGAGATACTCGGCCCCGAACGGGCAGGGCTTTACCGCGCCGGGAAGGTACAACTCAGCGAGATGTATACGGACCGGGGCGAATGGATAAGCCTGGCGCAGCTTAAAGCGCTCAGCTGACACAAACCTCTTAACTATGGCTGCCTTCGGGTGGCCTTTTTTATGCCTGCCGTTTAGCGGATGCGACACGGCGCCGGATCGGATGATCCATTAACCAGCGGCCGGAAGGCCCGGAGAAAACCATGAAATTGAAGCTTGATGCGAACGGTCACGTTGTCGTTGAAAACGGTATGCCGGTTTATATCCATGATGACGGCAAAGAAATCGCATTCGACGCAGCGCAGGCCGTCAGCAAAATTACCTCGCTGAACGGCGAGGCCCGGTCTCATCGTGAAGCCAAAGAAGCCGCAGAGACTAAGCTTGCGGCGTTCGCCAACATCAGCGATCCGGCAAAAGCCCTCGAGGCGCTGGAGATGATGACCAAAATCGACCAGAAGAAGCTGATCGACGCGGGCGCGGTTGACCAGGTTAAAGCCGAGATCACCAAGTCATTCCAGGCGCAGCTGGACGAGGCCACAGGTAAAAACCAGCAGCTGGAGCAGCAGCTCTATGGCGAAATGATTGGCGGCCGCTTTGCCGGGTCGAAGTTCATCACAGACAAGATGGCGATCCCTTCTGATTTCGTACAGGCGCGCTTCGGCCAGGCGTTCAAAATCGAAGACGGCAGGGTTGTCGCGTATGACGGTCAGGGCAACAAGGTTTACTCCCGGGCCAAACCCGGCGAGCTGGCCGAGTTTGATGAAGCCCTCGAGTTCCTCGTTGAGCAGTACCCCCAGAAGGATCACATCCTGAAGGCGTCCGGCAACAGCGGTGGCGGCTCCCATCAGTCTCAGCACCAGGCCGGGCAGAAAACCATGAAGCGTGCAGCGTTTGACGCGCTGGATCAGACCGGCAAACAGGGCGCGCTCAAAGACGGTATCACTATCGTCGATTAACCCCTTTGCCGCGTTCCGGATGGTGCGCGGCGCCAGAGCTGGATAGCTCACTATCACCCCTAACTAACTCCCTTCAAGGAATAACGAAATGTCCAATACCCTTACTGGGTTGATCCCGACTATCTACACCGCTCTGGATGTGGTTTCCCGCGAACAGGTGGGCTTCATTCCCGCCGTCGCGCGCAATGCTAAGGCTGATGCGGCGGCGAAAGGCCAGACGGTTACCGCGCCAGTGGCACCGATCGCCACGACCGTTGATATCACTCCGGGCCCTACAGCACCAAACGACGGCGACCAGAACATCGGTAACGTTAACGTCACCATTACCAAGTCGAAGATGGCCCCGGTGAAATGGAACGGCGAAGAGCAGCTGGCAATCGGTCCGTCCGGTACCTACAACACCATTCTGGCCGACCAGTTCAAGCAGGCGTTCCGCGCACTGACGAACGAAGTTGATTCGGATCTGGGGGCGCTGTACTACGCATCATCCCGCGCCGTCGGTACTGCTGGTACCACGCCTTTTGGCATCAAAGAAGACCTGTCCGACGCTGCGCTGGCACGTCAGGTGCTGGAAGACAACGGCGCGCCGACAACTGACCTGCAGATGGTGCTGGGCTCATCCGCCACCGCCAATCTGCGCGGTAAGCAAACTGTACTGTTCAAAGCAAACGAAGCCGGTACTGATACGCTGCTACGCGAGGGCATCATTGGCCGACTGGAAGGCTTCAACCTGCATAACTCTGCTGGCGTTAAGCGCGTCGCTGGTGGCGCAGGCGCAGGTTATCTGGTGAACGGTGCCAAACAGGCGGGTGACATCCTCATCGCGATTGATACCGGCACGGGTGGTATTGCTCAGGGCAGCGTGGTGACGTTTGCGGGTGACGACAACAAATACGTTGTGGCCGCAGCGACCACCACCACGCTCACCCTGGCGGCACCGGGTCTGCGCCAGAACCTGGCGGATAATACCGCGGTCACCGTCGGCGGCGCATTCACGGCGAACATGGCGTTTGACCGTAACGCTTTCCTGCTGGCGGCGCGTACTCCGGCCATGCCGGAAGGCGGGGACTCTGCGGACGACGTCATGAACGTTACCGATCCGGTTTCAGGCCTCACCTTCCAGGTGGCGCTGTACCGTCAGTACCGCCAGGTGCGTTACGAAGTGGGTCTGGCGTGGGGCGTGGCGTCTGTAAAACCTGCCCACGCGGTGCTGCTGCTGGGTTAATCACACCGGGGCTACGGCCCCGCTTTACTGGAGGTCGAAATGGCTGGATTAACTAAAGAGCAGCGAGCGCAGCGCGAGGCGGAAAAACTTGCAGCGGCGAAGGCTCAACAAAACCCTGCTGAGCCTCAGGAGCCTCAGGAGCCTCAGGAGCCTCAGGAGCCTCAGGAGCCTCAGGAATCTGAACTGGCACTGGTTGTCATGCGCACCGAGTTCCCGGCATTCCCTGGCGCGCCGGATGAAGCCAACGTGCACCCTGATGAGGTCGAAAACTGGAAAGCAGCAGGCTGGATCGTTAAGGAGTAACCATGCTCATTACTGACCCGGCATCTCCGGAGTTTGACAGCTACGCCAGCGTTTCAGATCTGCAGGCGTTTGCCACCGCGCGCGGGTATGAGGTCCCGGCAGATGCCGCTGAATGTGAAAATCTGCTGGTGCAGGCTATGGATTATCTGGCAGGGATCGACTGGCGCGGTTACCGGACGGATCCGGACCAGCCGCAGGCATGGCCACGGCGAGGGGTGACAGCTGATGGTGTGTCATTGCCTGATACCACCATCCCCCGGCAGCTGGTGCAGGCGCAATGCCGTCTCGCTATTGAGGCGCAGGAAATTGAGCTGATGCCATCTTTCGATGCTGGCGGCGAGGTAGTACAGGAGTCGGTTTCCGGCGCGGTGAGCGTGACGTATGCGCAGGGTAGCAGCAGAAGCGCCGCGTCTTTCCCGTGGCTCAATAACATGCTGCGCGGTCTTGTGGGCAGTTCAAACCAGGTGCGCCTGGTGAGGGGGTAATTTGGCAGATTTAAAAGTGGTTCCGTTTACGAAGAAGCCCGAAATCAGTGCTGATAATTCTGAAGTAATTCGCCTGCTCACCGACGCCCTGGAACATGCCCGGAAAGGCTCATGCCATAGCGTAGCGCTGCTGCTTATCGACGGCGACGGTAACGCGCTGGATTGCTGGCACAACGGCGGCCGGCCTTATGTCCTCGTCGGGGCACTGGAGTCGCTGAAGCTGGATTTCATCAACGCCAACATCGAGCGCCGTTAATATGCCTGTTAACTACACCCGAATGAAAGCCACCAGCACGCGCCTGCTCACGGAGAACGGCGCGGCGTATCCGGTAAAGCGAAAGGGATCGGTAACGGTCACCGGCGGTGTTGAGCATCACGAACCGGATAAGACCTTCACTGCCATCGGCGTGCGGACTGATTATAAACCCGGCGAAATTGACGGTACGGTCATCATAAACGGCGATATGCGCATTGTGTTTACCGCCGATGCTGAGCTGCGCACCGGTGACATGGTGGACGTGGATGGCAAATGGTACCGCATCGAGAAGCCCAACCCGGTTAAGCCGGGCAAACTGCTGCTGTGCTACCGCGCTCAGCTGAGGGCATAACATGGCAGATAATCAGGCCTTTATGGTGTCCATTAATGCGTTCGTCAGCCAGGCAAAGGAGAGGCAGGAAGAAGTGGTGCGTGTGGTCGGCATCAAGATCCTGGCACGACTGGTGCAGATGTCGCCTGTCGGCAACCCAGAGCTGTGGGCGGTCAACCAGACGGCGGCGGCCTATAACGCTGCTGTAAAAGAGCATAACAGCCTGCTGCGGCAGAACCCGGACAACCTGACGAAAGCAGGGCGGCTGCGGCCGGGGCGTAAGGTTAACGACAGCATGGACCTGAAAGCACCGCCGGGCTATACGGGCGGGCGTTTTCGCGGCAACTGGCAGGTGTCGTTTGACCAGCGGGCAACGGGTGAGACAGGGCGCATTGATAAGGCTGGCCACGAGACGATCGCCGCAGGCAACCTGGTGCTGGAGCAGTTCAAAGTCGGTACCACGGCGGTCTATTTCTGCAACAACGTCCCGTACGCCTACCCGCTGGAGATGGGGCATTCCAGCCAGGCTCCCGGCGGCATGGTGCGTATCACCGCCGCCGAATTCCAGCGGCTCTTCAGCGAGGCAGTCAGCGAGGTCAAAAATGATACCGGACATCACAACGGCGCTTGAGGCCATGCTGGGTCTGTGGGCAGACGGCGAGGGCGTACCGGTAGCGTGGGATAACATTCAGTTCGAGCCGC